CAGGCAACAAGATACCTCCATTCAGTAGCAACATGACTGTGACTGCTGGTATCACTGCAGAAGCCACTAAATTCAAACGCACAGACAGTCAGTTATCTGTGACTGTGACTGCGAATATAGATGCTGTGAAGACTGTGTCTGTGAGATCAGCATTGGCCACAGCCAGCACACAGAGCACAGAATCAATCAGAGTAAGATTTGCCAATAGTCAATTAACTTCAGCATTTGCACAAACTACTGCGGCAGTCAAGTCCGTGTCCACAGGTATGTCACAATCTGTGACTGTAGAACAGACTGCTCTAGCAGTGAAAACTGTAGATGCAGACATAGACAACCTAGTGGCATTTGGATCCAGCATAGATGCTGATCTAACTGCTCGCCCATTGGTCTACTTGGAAACACAGGCTGTGTTGACTGCCATAATTGGATCTATCAAAGATACCAGAGTTGGTCCAGATATCAAGGGCATTGAATTCAACAACAGCAGCCAAACAGGCAGTGAAGACCTAGGTGATAATTGGCTGTATATTAGAGATCAGAAATTTGTTCTTGACACAGCCAGCACAGACACATTCTTGATAGCATTCTGGGCCAAAGATCCATTAGGTGTAATTTTAACCACAGGTATAGATTTTTCTCAGAATGGCGGTTATTTCAAATTCACTGCCAACAGTTTGATATTTGAAGGACTGAGAGGCACAGGTTTTGGGCAGACCAATGATAGGTATGCTCAGACTTGGTCAGGACTGACTACCACAGGTTGGCATCACTATGTGATCTATCAAACGGCCGCAATGTCTACTGCTAGATTATACATTGATGGTGAGGCACAGGCTGTGCCTTCTGTGATCAACACAGATGATGGAAATTCACCTACATTCTCAGCCACCAAAGCCATTGGCCTATACAGACCCAATAACCCCTCAGGACAATTTGTATTAAGATGGTGCCTAGGAGAAAGAATTATCAATTGGTATGATTCAGTTAATGATCTAACCAATGTATTCAAATCATCAGAAAGTTTCCAAGGCAGCGTCTATCAATTTGTGGCTTATTTTGATTCAGGCACACCTAATGGTCTAGATCAGCGTGTGATCAATAAGATCTATAGCCCTGTGACTAGAAACCTTGGCACATCAGGCACTGACACAGGACTAGCACAGCCAAGACTATATCTAAGACTCTTAGACTACACTGACATAGAAAACCGTGGCAGTTTAACATTAGAAAACACAGTAACTAATATTCCAGATTGGTATACAATCACTGATCTAGATGTCTTAGACAATCTCAATCAAAGTTATATACAGGCCAGTGACTACACAGAATCTATAGCCAACAATGCCAGTGATCTAGAACCTGGACTGCTGATAGAAAGTGATTTGGTAGCCTCCTTTATAGGTGTGTTCTTATTTGCTGTGAATTTATCCACTGTGTCTGCACAAACTGTGTCTGTGCAAAGACTCAGAGGCACCCTAGTAGATTTGCCAATCACTGCGACAATGACCACAGCAGTGACAGTGACTGCAGGTGCAGTTGTGGATCAATCTGTGACTGTGACAATGAGCACCACAGTGAGCAAATTCACAGGCTACGCCTCCACACAGGCTGTGCAGTTTACACAGGCCACAATAATTGGTCTGCTTGAACAAGGCCAAATTGCTTTATCAGATCAATTTGATTTTGTCTGTGACTTTAATGCACTAGCACCAATTCGTGCAGAAGCAGATCTCAGTGTCACTGCTCAATTGGTCTGTGATCCTAGCAGTTTCACTGACATGATCAGTTTACAGGTCAGTGCTGCCTCATTGACTGCGGCAGTCACAGTAATACCTCCAATTAGAACCAGTGCTAATCTCACAGCCACAGCCACAATGTCTGTGACCATAGGCAGTATTGAACAGTTTGCAGTATTGACACAGAGCATGGGCACTATGACTGTGCAGCCAGTGTTTACTGCAAGACCACAGAGTCAATTGACCAGCACAGCCACAGTGGCATCTACAGCAACAAAACGCACAGGTATTGTGGCCAATTTAACAGTAAGTGGCTTTCAATTAACACAGGGTGATGTCATTAACATAGATCCGTTCTTGACATTGGTAATACCAAGAGAAACTGGCATACTAAAAGTCAAGTCAGAAACAAGGATCTTAGAAATCACAGAAGAAACCAGATCATTAATCGTAGAAGGATGGGAATAATATGTCAACAATAACAGGATACAAACAGGACACACAGGGTGCTTGGATACCCAAAGACCCTGAAGCAAGATTGGTCTATACCATGGACTGGTCAGAATGGCTAGCCATTGGTCAGACCATTACAGCAGTCACTTACACGCACAACTCCAGAGCCAATGATGCTGATCCAATCATCATACACAGTTCAGGCATAAGTGCAGGCAACATGACCTATGCAGAGATCAGTGGCGGCACAGAGGGCAAGACCTATGTAATCACAGCAGCCATAACCACTGACAATGCCAAATTAGATCGCAGATCATTTAAGATACAGGTCCAAAAACGCTACGCATCAGTGTAATTTGGATTGGTAAAAAGAACATTGACAAACCCTCTCTGTGATGCTATTATAACAACATAGCAACCACACACAAGGGATTCAAAATGACAACCAAATTAAGCAAATATGTCCAATCTAAATTGGATGAAGACCAAATTACCTACATCATGGCAGGTGAACGCAAGAGTCATGAACTATCAACAATGGTCAGCGAAGGTATAGGCATTGGTAAGCATATCAAAGTTCAAGCCAAAAGACAAATACTAATTGAAGGTCCTCCAGGTGTTGGTAAAAGTCATACTACCAGACAGACCTGTATCCAAAATGGTATTCAACCAGTAGAAATTGGCACGGGTGCAACAGCAAGTTATATCGCTGGTAAACTTGCCTATGCTGAATATTGGACTCCACCAGGTCAAGAAATTGTCTGCATTTATGACGATGCTGATGATGTGGTTTTTGATAAAACTTCAATTAATTCAAGCAAACTGATGTTTACAGATGAATCAATGGAACCTCGTTTTATTCACAATGTTAATTTGACCAAAGAACTTAAAAGTCTTGAAAATTCAGGAAAAGTTCGTATTGTAGAAGCAATGAAATCTTTTATGGGTGAAGACGAAACAGGTATCAATATTCCATTAGATCGATTCCGCTTTATTGTGCTAACCAATGAAGACTGGGAAAGAAAAGCAGAAAGAGAAAGATACAAGTATCTAGCACCTGTTGTTGATCGTTTTAACTACAATAGACTTGATTATAATTGGACCACAGCCTGGGGATGGTTAAGTCATGTGTTGCTTAACAGTCAACCTTTCGCTAACAAAGGCTTTGATCTCACAGAAGAACAAAAAGTTGAAATCATCAATTGGTTATACACACGCTGGGATAAAATGGGTAATAAACAGACCTATAGAACAGTTCGTGAAATGGCTGAATACATTATCAATGAACCTGACAATTATCTAAATCGTTGGAAGAAATTTATTAGGACTGAAAATGCCAAATAAACTCATTGACATTGAAAATGAATTTGAAGATATCCAAGACTTCTTTGATGAGAAAGCCATTGCAACTAGAACAGCAGTTAAAAATAGAGATTATAAGACTTGGTATGCTGCCAATTCAGAAAGATTAAATGATCTTGAGTATGTTAAAAAATTATCTGAATCTATTTCAACTTTTTATAAAGATAATCCTAATTTTCAGAAAGAAAAAGTAAATTCTAAAAAATGGAAAGAAGCACATAAAGAAGGTGTTAAAAACTATATCAATGGTCCAGACTATGTTCATCCTAAAGGAATGTTAGGTAAAATTCGATCAGAAGAATCTAAAAAGAAAGCATCTGAAAAACTTAAAGGTCAAGTAAAACCCTTAGAAGGTAATAAAAAAATCAGTGAACAACGATTAGGTAAAAAGCCAAAACATGAAAGCATTGAAAAAATGCGACAAAAACTTTTAGGTAGAGAAACTGGAAGAAGTCGCCAAGTGCAAACACCATCAGGAGTCTTTAACAAATTAAAAGATGCCGCAGATCACTATGGTGTTTCTACTGGTTCTATTAAAAATTTTATTGCAGGTCAAAATGTTAAAGAATGGTTTAAACCTCATTTAGAATCTAAGGGCGTTATGTTTAATGATTTAAAACCACTAGGATTTAGTTGGTTAGGAGATGTTCAAAAAGAATTAGGAGCAAAAAAAGTTCAAACTCCTGATGGTATATTTGACAATGTTGTCCTAGCCAGTATATTTTATAAAATTACTCCAACGGCTATTAGGTTTAGAATTAAAGCACAACCTAACAAATACTTTTACATACAATAACTCATAAAGCCCCAAATAAACTGGGGCTTTTTCTTATCCTGCTTAAATATAAGCATGGAAGACCAAACTAATATTCCCTCCTCTGAAGAACCAAATCTACCCTCAGAACAGCCAGAACAAGATCTAGACAAATACCCTCGTTGGGAATACCCAGAACGCAGGGATCCTAAATGGGGTGAAGTCACTAAAAAAGGTCTGATTATAGGCCGTGGTGCTAGACAAAAAATAGTGCCCCCAGATGAAGTCTACAAATTAGCCACTATGGGCTGTCCTGATCGTGAGATTGCAGAGTGGTTTGATGTATCAGAAAGCACACTTCGCTACAATTTTAGTTCCTATCTTACAAAAGCCAGAGCACAACTAAAACAGCGTTTAAGACAAGCACAGTTAAGAGTGGCCTTTGAAGGCAATCCTACTATGCTAATTTGGATGGGTCGTCAAATATTGGGCCAAAGTGATCAGCCTATGAACAATGATGATGACAAGCCCTTACCGTGGAGTGATAATGCTACTGCATCCCAATCAGCAGAAGATCAGTGATGATCCACATCGTTGGCGTGTGTTGGTAGCAGGTCGTAGATTTGGCAAATCATTTCTAGCCATGAATGAAGTGGCTAAAATTGCTAGACACCCCAACAAGCGTATATTCTTGATCTATCCTACTTATAGACAGGCCAAACAGGTCATATGGGATGAGTTTAGAACAAGACTCTATGAAAAGCGTTGGTTAAAAAAGGTCAATGAAACTGATCTAACTTTTGTCTTAAAGAACAACACCAAGATCAGTCTTAGAGGTGCTGACAATGAAGACAGCCTTCGTGGTATCAGTCTTGATTATGCAGTATTTGATGAATTTGCCATGATATCAGAATCAGCATGGACTGATGTTATTCGTCCTGCACTCAGTGATCGCCAGGGTGGCGCATTGTTTATTACCACTCCTATGGGTCAAAGCAACTGGGCCTATGATCTGTATCAGCGTGGTCAGGACCCTACAGAAACACAATGGCAGAGTTGGCAGATGCGAACCATAGATGGTGGCCGTGTAACAGAAGAAGAAATAGCACAGGCCCAGCGTGATCTTGATGCTAGAAGTTATGAGCAAGAATACCTAGCCACATTTGTAACTTACTCAAATCGTGTGCATTATTCATTTGATCGTGAACACAATATCAAAGTCTATCAAGGAGAGATCCCCAATCTACTCTATGTGGGTCTTGATTTTAATGTGGGAATGATGAGTGCCACTGTGTTTGTTAGACAAGGAGACATAATCCATGCCATTGACGAAATCGCCCTTTACAGTTCCAATACTTTTGAAGTCTGCGATGAACTTAAAAGTAGATACCCAGATAAAAGAATCTGGGTCTACCCTGACCCATCAGGTGCGGCTCGCCGCTCTTCTGCAGCCACAGGTCAAACAGATCACACCATCCTCAGAAACGCAGGGTTCATAGTAAAGGCTCCAAATTCGCATAATCCAATACGGGATGGAATCAATGCTGTAAATAGTAAGTTGTGCTCAGCGTCAGGATCTAGAACCATGTTCTTTGATCCCAAATGCAAAAAGAGCATTGAGTCAATGGAAAAACATACCTATAAAATGAATAGCAGTATACCAGATAAGGAAACAGGATTTGATCACTTTTCAGATGCTATCCGTTATTTTGTAGACTATGAATTCCCAGTCACCAGAGAAAGAACACCTGATCCTTATGCGCCTAAACGCTGGCAGCATAAGATCGCCGCATAAGGAACATAAAAATGAATCAAACATTATTAGAACAATACATGGCAGTGGTTTCAACCAACAACCTCTACCAACGCAATCAAGCACAGTGGGAATACCTGCTAGAATCATATATGGGTGGCATTGAATACAAGAGAACAGGCTATCTAACCAGATATGTCAATGAAACTGCCAATGAATACACAGCCAGAGTTACCAGCACACACTTAGAGAATCACTGCAAGTCAGTGGTTTCTACTTATGTTTCATTCCTATTCCGTGAAGAACCAGACAGAGACTTTGCGTCAATTGAATATGATCCCATGCTCAAAGACTTTCTAGAAGATGCAGACATGGATGGTAGAAGTTTTGATAACTTTATGAAAGAAGTTTCTGTATGGAATTCAGTGTTTGGCTTGGTATGGGTCATGGTAGTCAAGCCTAACATGGGTGCAGTCACTCTAGGTGAAGAACAGCAAATGGGTGCTAGACCCTATGTGAGTCTATTGACACCCCTGGCAGTTATGGATTGGCGTTGGCAGCGTGAGCCTAATGGCAGATACAAATTAGAATATTTGAAGTATGCTGAAGAAGCCAATGATTCATTCTCCACCATAAAAGAGTGGACTGAAGTAGACATCAAAACCACAGTGGTCAATCATAAAAATAAAGAAGTCACTGAACAAATGATAGAAGTCAACGGCTTAGGCAAGATCCCTGCTGTTATGGCCTATAATCATAGAAGCCCTGTTAGAGGTCTAGGTGTTAGTGATATTGCGGACATTGCTGATGCACAGAAGTTTATCTACAACATGACTTCAGAAGTAGAACAATCAGTGCGTATCAATGGACATCCTGCATTGGTTAAAACTGCAGGCACTGAAGCATCAGCAGGAGCAGGTGCTATCATACAGATGGAAGACAATCTAGATCCAGGACTAAAACCATTTGTATTGTCAGTGAGCACAGATACTAATTCAATCTATGCTGCCATGAAACATACTGCAGAAGCCATAGATAAAATGGCCAACACAGGTTCTATTAGAAGCACAGAAGCGGCTCGTATGAGTGGTGTTGCACAGGAACAGGAGTTCCAGTTATTGAATGCCAAACTCAGTGAAAAAGCAGACAACCTAGAACTAGCAGAAGAACACATCTGGGAATTGTTTGCAGAGTATCAAGGCAAGGTATGGGATGGTGAAATTGAATATCCAGGATCATTCAACATTCGTGATACTTCAATGGAGATTGATCGCTTGGTCAAAGCACGTCAAGCAGCCACTGATCCTAGAGTCCTGCAGGTTATTGATCATGAACTACTAGAGTTATTGGGTGAAGATGCTGACATGATCCGTGAAGAAGTCAATCCAGCATTGGTGCCAGCACAGCCACCCTTTGACATTCATGTTATGGTCAATCCAGAAACAGGTGAAGAATTCTATGCCCGCACTGAAGCAGAACACCTACGCTATGCTGAAATGGGCTATGTTCACAAGGATGAAGATTGAAACTAAAGTCTAGTGAGATCAAGACATATAGATCCCAGCAATTGGGTCTACAGTTCAATCTCTGTGCTTTATGTTCAGAGCCAATTCAAGATGATGCTGTGTTAGATCACGATCATAAAACTGGATTGATCAGATCAGTTCTGCATAGAGGTTGTAATTCCATGTTGGGCAAAGTAGAAAACAACATGGCTCGTAATAGGATGGATAGGGAAAGATTGCGTAAGTGGGCACAGAACATAGTTCAATACATTACCAAGACTCACACCAATCTAGTTCATCCTACATTTAAAACACCAGAGGAGCGTAAAATGGGAAGAGGTCGTGGAAAAGGCAAAAAGCCACCAAAGCGTTGATTGGTATTCATACTTCAAGAGCATTCGTTCTGAGTGCCCTTGGAGTTATCATGCCTATCTCAATGGGCTGATACATATTGAGAATTGGTCTGACTGTGATAGACTAGAGCCATTAGGCAAGTATCAGGCTAAAATGTATATTGTGGATTTGCCTGATAATGTAGTTGAAGCAATGGCGCAAGAACTGAACTGTGATGATCAAGAATGTGAATGGTTGTTTTCATATCCTGGTTATGGAGAATTTGCAACACCAGTCAAGGTGTTAATCCAACAGGATAGAAGCAGACTTAATGAATTGAGATCTAAACTAGCAGGCCAGTCTGGATCTTAGAAGAAATCAGCAAAGATAACTACATTTATCAGCATTTAAGGTTAAGTGCTATAAATACTTTTATAAACAACTCGCAGGAGGCGATGCTACAATGACAGACAATTCATTGGCAACAGACATGGGAACTGATCCCGCTGAAGACACAGCAAATCAGGCACAGGCAGCAAAGACATTCACGCAAGAAGAAGTTAATGCTATTTTGGCTAGAACTAAAAGTCAATTAGAAAAGAAGTTTCAGTCAAAGTATGAGGATCTGGGTGATCCAGATGAACTTCGTGCTCTTAAAACTGAAGCAGAAAAGCGTCAGACTGAGCAACAATTAAAGCGTGGTGAGTTTGAACGAACTCTAAGTGAAAAGGCTGCCAAATGGGATTCAGAAATCCAAAAAAGAGATCAGATTATCAAGGAGTATAAGGTCAATACGCCTTTGCTTAGTGCCGCGGCTCAGTATCGTGCTGTGAATGCGGAACAGGTCAAAGCCCTATTATCAAACCAAGTGCGCCTTAACAGTGAAGGTGAAGTAGAAGTTGTAGATGTCAAAGGTGCCGTGCGTTATCAAGACAATGGTGAACCTCTGGGTGTTAATGACCTAGTGCGAGAATTCTTAGATTCCAATCCGCATTTCGTCTCTGCAGCCCCATCAACAACCAACACTAAAACCAATGTCAGCAGTCAACCTGGCACTGGTCGTATAGATATCTCTAAATTGGACATGAAGAATCCAGACCATAGGAAAATGTATGCTGAGGCACAAAGAGCCAACGGCATGAAGATTTAAGCCCAACAAGGAGATTTTTTAATCATGGCTAATACCACAAGTATCAATTCTGAATTATTTCAGAACCTCCTAGTGCAGAGTCAATATGCACTCTACGAGAACTCAATCGCTCGTGCAGTTTCTACAGTATTTGATTATCCTGTAGGCGCTGGTAAAGTAGTTTCTGTTCCAATCTGGGCAGGTATTACTTCTACAAAGCCAGGTGAAGGCGTTGCACCAAGTGCCGTTGACACTAACACAAACTCTAAGACTATCACTTTAGAAGAACATGTAGTGTTTGCTGAAGTCACTGACTTCTTGCGTGATTCCGCACAAGAATCAGTAATTGGCGCATTAGGTGATCAAGCAGGTCAAGCACTTGCAGAAGGTCTTGACAAAGAACTTATTGCTTTGTTCTCAAGCGTGGTTCAATCTATTGCTCAAGATGGTAATGACCTAACTGTGAACATGTTAATGCAAGCGGCAGCAACAATCCGCTCAAACAAATACACAGGCCCATTATACGCTATTGTTAATCCAAAACAAGCATATGGCATGAAGGCAGCACTAACAGCAACTAATGCTTACACAGCAAACACAAATGCTGGTAATAGAATCCTTGATCAATACTTCGTAGGTTCTATCGCTGGTATCACTATTCTAGAACACGCTAACGTCACAGTCGATGCCAATGGCGACAGTCTAGGTTGTGTATTTGCTCCACAGGCATTTGGTCTTGCACAACGTGGTGGTGTCACAATGGAAGAGCAAAGAAACGCTGCCAAGCGTTCAACTGATGTTGTATTGACAGCAGTTGCTGGCGCAGGTATCTTACGCCCAGAATTAGCAGTTAAAATCTTAACAGATGCACAAGTATAATCCTTAAATTGGATTGGAGAAAAGGCTGCTTGACAGCCTTTTCTTTTGGCCATATCATAACTATATGCCCATACTACAAGTAACCAAACAAGAACTAGTAGAAGCCAAACTAGAATATATTTTGGTTGATCCACAGAAATTTGCCTATGAATTGGTTTCTGAAAACTATTTTTGGCACACAGATCAACCAGAAGCCACTCTTTGTATGTTGGCAGGAATTGGCAAAGTATTAATTGACAAGACCAAAGATTAACTGTATAATAATACTATGACAACAACAAAGGTAAATGGCAAAATGGCAGAATTTAGATATCATGAATGGACATGTCCAAAAGATTCAGAAAAATACATTTTTGAAACTTACATTGATGGCAATAAATGGAAACGCCGTTATAAGGCCACAATAAAAAATTATGAAATTGTTGAAGAAAAATGGTCAGACTGGTCTGTTTGGTTTGAAGATGAATTAGAGGCCGCAGAATGAAACCAGATCCAAAACCTCAATTAGGCAGTTCAGGCATTCAAGCCAATATTGCTCACTATGAAGCACGAGTGCAGACAGCACATGACAATTGGCAACAGGAACTTAACAATTTACAGTATTGGCTTGATCAATTAGATCAAGTAGAATCCAAAGAGAATACTCAATGAACAACCCCCTAGTCCATAAGGGAACATCTACTACTCCAAAGAGTGGTTGCTCAAGTAGATGGGATAAGGCCGCTGTGACTGCCAGCGTTATGGTCAGCAGTCTCTTTTTAAGTGGTTGTTCTACCATGCTGTGCGTGGGAACAGGCACCTGTTCAGATCTACCATTGACCTATAGCAGACCTCAACAGCCAGGTCAGTTTACACCACAGACTGTTTTGGTCAATGGTCAGCCAGTGATTGTAATTCCTGAATATTCATCACAAAGAACACAGACAATTTTAATTCCTGGTAAATAACACTAACAGCAAGTCGTGACATTCTTGTTGTTGTGATATAGTTCTCCGCTATTATCAAAGACTAGAAACGGCCCCCTAAAAAGGGCCTTTTCTTTTGACTGAACTAAATACATCTATAACAATGGAGTAGGACTCCATTCGTATCTAATTAAAGGAAGAAGGACTTCTGACATGGCCTACGCAACCCTAAACGACCTCACGCAGGTTGAACCCACAATACAAGAATATGGTGTCTTAGACTGGGACGCTGAACTAGCACGAAGTGAAACAGAAATCAACAGGGTTCTCAAAGTTCGTTGGTATCAGGCCTATCAAAAAGCACATCCTTCAATTGCCAATGTGGACATAGATACCACATTGTTAGACGCAACCCAATTCACACAGGCCACAGTATATCACGCATTGGCCTATCACATAGCACCAAAACTCACACAGTTTTCAGGTGCAGAGCCAGACAAATTCCAAATGATGATGCAGTATTATCAGGGCCGTTTTGAACATGAAATGGATCTGATTCTCAGAGAAGGTGTCAGGTATGATCTAGACGATGATGGCACAGTAGAATCAGGCGAAAAGAAATCAGTTAATCCGTTGAGATTGGTAAGATAAAATGGCACAGAATCTCAGAGAACAGATCGCAGACAACATAGTCACGGTGCTCAGTGAATGTGAAGATCCTAGACTGGTGTTGGTCACTCGCGAACCCTTTAATGTGTTAGAAATAGCCATCACACAATTCCCTGCTGTATTGGTCACTGCTCAAAGAGAACAGCGCCAAACAGTTACCATGGGTGCTACACAGATTGGACGCAGAACAGGGACCATAGAATTTTCAATTCGTGGCTATGTTCGTGGCAATGAACTGGATCGCAAACGCAATGATTTAATTGAACAGATAGAAGAAGCATTGGATTCTGATCGTTATAGAAATCTCAGAGTAGAAGGTGTTATGGACACACAGATCATAGAGATTGAAATCGTTGAGCGTATGCCTCCATTGGCAGAAGTCAATATCACAGTTGAAGTCAGATACAATTACCTAAGGGGTCAGAGTTGAAATATATCAAAGTAATCAAACCAGGTAGTGCCAAATCGCAACTGGTAGAAGCAGACAAAGTAGATTTTTACAGACAATATGGTTGGGAGCCAGAGATCACAGAAGCCTCTGCTAAACTTAAACCAAGAAAGAACACGGCAAAGGCTGAACCCGCCGTTGAGGACACATCCTCAGAACAAGAGGTTGGCAAAGACGAACTTAAAGGAGACTAATTATGGCGTCATTTGTAGGCAATGCGGGTGCCCTTTTAATAAACGGTGCAGCCGTAGCAGAACTAAGAAGTTATAGTATTGAGATGACCTCAGATACTATTGAGCAGACAGTAATGGGTGATTCAACTCGCCAATATGTCAAAGGCCTCAGCAGTTTTTCAGGAACTGCAGATGTTTACTGGGATCCAGCACACTTCACTGGCACTAACAACATTGATGGAGAGATTTTTGGCTCTGTTGGTGATGCAGGTGCGGCATTGGTGCTTTATCCAGAAGGTCAAACAGCAGGCACCAGTGACAAAATCATGAGTGGTGATGTTATCATCACAGGTTATACCATGAATGGCACAGTTGATGGTATGATTGAAGCCAGTATCAGTTTCCAAGGAACTGGTGCTCTAGCATACGCTACCAACGGTTAATAGGAGACGATTATGGCATCATATGTAGGCAACGCAGGTGTGATCCAGTTAGATGATGACACTGGCACACCACAGACAGTGGCAGAAGTTCGCAGTTATTCAATTGAAACAACTTCTGATACCATTGAAAAAACAGTTATGGGCAACGCAACAAGACAATATGTCAAGGGCGTGGCCACATTCTCAGGCACAGCAGATGTCTATTGGGATCCAGATCACTTCACAGCAGAAGATGCTAATCCCACAGTAGGCACAGTAGGTGCTACCAATAAGGTAGTCACACTGAGAGTATACCCCACAGGTTCAGGCACCAGTTGGAGTGGTGAAGTTGTAGTCACAGGTTATACCATCACAGGATCATTTGATGGCATGATTGAAGCAACAATTTCATTCCAAGGCACTGGATCACTAGGCTGGGCATAATTAATGAATCTTAAGATAGAAGTCAGTGGTATCGCTGATACGATGGAAAAAGTCAAATCAGACTATCGTGACTTCTTGGAGCGAGTAGCAGACACCATTGTAGAGGAAGCACCTAAGTTTACACCCAAACGCACAGGCCTAGCCAGTCGCAGTTGGGAAAGCAAGATGCAAAAGGATAACTTTGAAGTTACCAACACTACCAATTATGCTGGCTACCTTGAGAAACCTTATGTAAAATCAAGACAAGCCCCAAGAGGCATCATAGGACCAACACTAACTTCTGTTAAAGGAAAAATTAAATGAACAAAGTAATTGAAAGAGCAACCAGTCATTTTAGAACAAAATTATCTGCAGAAATGCAAAGTGTTTATGTTCCAGAATGGGAATCCAAAGTATTCTTTAAGACCACTATTACTCTTAAAGAACAGAGCAAACTCATTGAGTTAGCATCTGCTGGCAAACAGGTTGAAGCATTATGTGAGAGTTTGATTGTCAAGGCTCGTAATGAAGATGGCACCAAGATGTTTTCATCTGCAGACAAAATCATTCTTATGAATGAAGTTGACCCTGCTGTGATCATTCGCATTGTTGGTGAGATCAACGAACTCAGCAATGATACTCCAGATACAGAGACAGCAGAAAAAAACTAATTAAAGATCCAGATCTCATGTTCGCCTGCAGGTTGGGCAAGGATCTGGGTCTTACATTAGAACAGGTATTTGAAATGACTGTGGATGAATTCCAAACATGGGCGGCATTCTACAGTTGGGAACACAAAGAGATCAAGAAGCAGAGCGAAAAAAGGAGATAAGCAGTGGCTGATCCAAAAATTAGAATAACAGCAGACACCAGTCAACCAGAGCGTGCCATTGACAACCTTGAGCGTGCTCTTAATGGTATCAGTGCCACTGCTAATGCCGCTGGCAAAGCCCTAGCAGGGATCACTGCTGCCGCTGGTGGTGTGGCATTTGCTTTCAAAGGTGTCACAGACCAATATGGTGAATTGGCTGATCTAGGCAAAGTTCTTGATCTCAGTGCTAAAAGTCTACTGAATCTACAGCGTTCAGCACAACTGGCAGGCATTGATGCTGGTGAGTTGAATCAGGCCTTATTCCGCTTGCGTGGCAATCTAGGTGAAGCATTGATCAAAGGCACAGGGCCTGCCAAAGAAGCCCTGGATAGATTAAATGTTTCAGTGCGTGAATTATCTAGACTGCCTGCTGATCAACAGATGGCTCGTATCACAGAATCACTGCGTCAAGTTCAAAATCCTGCAGAGCGTGCTGCCTTGGCCATTGACCTACTAGGCAAACAAGGTCCAAGACTTTTAGAAGTAGCAGACAATGCTGCCAGACTAGCAGAACAGGCACAGCGAATGGGCTTGGCACTCAGTGACATTGAAGTTAGAAATCTAGAGCAGGCTGGTGATGCCATAGATGAATTGGCATTCATAGCCAGAGACACCTTAAACAAGGCCCTGGCACAACTAGCGCCTTATATGATAGCACTAAAAGATTCTATCATTGAAAGCATTGATTCCGCAGGTGGTCTAGGCAATGTCATTGCTGATTCTGTGATTCCAGCATTGAGAGCCACAGTGCAGGTTGCTGCCGCATTGGCAGCCATATTTGTAGCAGGCAAGATTGTGGCAGGTGTCATAGCAATAACCACAGCAGTCATAGGTATGTATAATGCCCTTAAGGTAGCCACAACTGCCGCTGGTATGTTGAATGCTGTGATGGGCAAGAATCCAATCCTAAAGATCGTAGGTGCTGTCACTGCTCTGGCAGGTGCGGCATTTGTGGTCAATGAAGTTGGCAATGCCTTTGATGACTTGGATGCCAAGGTTCGTGACATCAACGCTAAGACCAAAAAAGAACTAGAAACAGAAAAGACTGCTCGCAAGGCCATCACAGAAGAAGTGGCCAAACTAACACAAGAACAAGAAAAAGCACTCAAAGCCCTAGAAGATACCATAGGTAAACTAGAACAGGCAGTGCAATTTGAGCGTGATAGATTAAACCTAGGTGAAGTCCAGGCCAACATCAATAAAACTATTCGTGAAGAAAATGAAAAGTTAGAAAAAGTTGGTATGTCATTGACAGATCAACAGCGTGAAAGAATTGCACTGGCACATCAAGAACTCAAAGTAGTCAAAGATCAAGCAGACATTCAGAAAGCCATCACTGACTATACCAGAGAGCAAACAGAACTAGAAAAGATCAATCGTGGTATCAATCTACAGAAAACCCTAGGTGGTGGTCTTGCAGGTGGTGTTACTTCACAGAAAGAATATGATCGTGACATGGAAGCATTACAGGCCATGTTAGATCGCAAACTGGTATCTGAAACTGAATATATGCGTCAGCGTGAAGAACTCACACGCCAATTCAATCTCAAGTTACAGCAGTTGGAAATGCAAAGGATTGAACAGGTATTGATGGCAGAGCGTTCAGGTATGGCCATGATACTCAGTGAAAAAGATCAACAGACTCTACAACAGGTAGGTCAACAAGAACGCCAGCGTAAGATTGTTCAAGAGCGTATTGAATTTGAAAAGAAATCAGAATTAGAAAAAGCACAATTTGCCATTCAGCAAGGTGCTACAATATTTTCCGCCCTGGGAGCACAAAACAAGAAAGCCTTTGAAGCAGCCAAAGCATTCAATATTGCCAATGCTATCATGAACACCTATATGGGTGCTACCAAAGCATTGGCCACTTATCCATGGCCCTTTGGACTAATTGCTGCCGCAGCCGCAGTAGCATCAGGTATGGCACAGGTGGCACAGATTCGTAGTCAGCAGTATTCAGGACGCCAACTAGGTGGTCCTGTTATGGCCAATCAAAGTTACATAGTTGGTGAAGCAGGTCCAGAATTGTTTACACCAAATAATTCAGGTTCAATCACTAGAAACAATCAATTAGGCAGCGGTGGTTCTGTGTCAGTGAACTTTACCATAGTGGCCAATGACACACAGGGCTTTGATCAATTGCTGTCAAGTCGCAAGGGTGTGATCACACAAATTATTTCAGACGCCATGCTAGAGCGTGGACAAAGGAGCATGGTATAATGCCAGATTTAGCCACTAACTTTCCTTCATCACCAGAGATATCCTCTGTAAACTTTCGTATAATTACACCTGGTCAGACTTCAGAAAGCCTGTCAGGTAAGATACGCAGGATCAACTTTGGTGTCAGTTATTACGCATTTGAAGTCAAATATTCAAACCTAACACCTTTACAGGCAGGATCAATCACAGGCTATTTGGGTCAAGCACTGGGGCAACAGTTTTCATTTAACATCATACTGCCTAAGATTTCATATACTAAAATCACAGCCGCATCAGCAGGTGGCGCACAGACCACAAACACAGTGATCACTTCAGGATCCAGTGTTAGAGGTTCAACTTCAGTGACATTGACCAACTGTGGTGCCAACAAGAATGTTTTGGCCGCAGGTGATTTCTTTAAATTCAACAACCACTCTAAGGTCTATATGTGTGTAAGCCCTTGCACAGCCAACAGCAGTGGTATTGCTACATTATTTTTCTCATGTCCTTCAGTGACCAATATACCTTCCAGCACACAGTTGACCATAACGGCTGTGCCATTCCAAGCCATATTAGATGAACCAGAACAACAATGGGACACAGGTATTGGTGGCATAACTAGTATAAGTCTATCAATGAGGGAAGTTTGGTAAATGAAAGATTTTGCAAACACAGCCAATAGAGATGAATACTATCGTGATCATACTATCTCAGTTGATTGCGTAGAATTACATCTTAAAACCAACACGGGAGCGAATCTGCCTGTGTATCTATGCAGTGGTGGTTTTGATCTAGAGTTTGATTCTACCACTGCACCAGATGCAGGTGTTAATACCTACACAGCACAGGGTGATTTCATAGGCTTTAGCCCATTAACTGAAGACTTTGATGTCAAGGTTGGCAAGTTCTCAATCTACCTAAGTGGCGTAGGCAATTCCTATGTAAGTTATTTGATCAACAATGAGATTGAAGGCAAGCGTGTCTGTGTCTACAAGGCATTCCTTAACTTTGGTTCTGCAGGCACAAGCCCATTGGCTCTAGCGGCAGCACCTATACTGATGTTTGATGGTATCATTTACAATTATGCGATCAATGAAACTGCACAGAGTTGCCAGATCAGCATAGACTGTTCTAGTCTATTTGCTGACTTTGAAAGGACCAATGGACGCAAAACCAACAATTGGTCAAACTGGTTATTGCAGGGCGTGAAATCAGATGAATGTTTCAACAAGAGTGGTTATGTGGGGCAAAGTGAATTCAGGTGGGGCAGGGCTTAAATGTATTTCTTATACTGTCTACCTTTGCGTAATTTGTCTAAGTTATTTTCTTGGATAGTGCCATTTACAAGATGTTTGGGATTGACACAACGAGGATTGTCGCAGGTGTGCATGACTATAGGTAAAGAATTATCTAAGCCATTATGGATGTGCTGTGAATATCTATGTGCTCGCCATTGCTTGCCATCTAATTGGAAAAGCCCATATCCGTCATTATCTACGCCGCCTTGCCAAAGCCAGCAATCATCTGTGATTTGCACTTTAGAAAAGAATCGTGTTATTGGATCTGATTTAGGTCTAGCCATAAATGTATTATATAGAAATCAAAAGGGTTTGTCAACATGATCGTAAGAAAAATGCAGCCTCAAGAGTTTGATGCCACTATCATCTGTTTTCAATACTACAGAGATGAAGCCATTAAATCAGTGCCAAGGATTGCAGAAGAATATGATGACAATTCAGTGATAGAAACCATTCGTCACTATGCATCACATTATGATCACTGCTGGTTCAATGCCTATGAAGGCGGTCGTGTAGTTGGATTTATTGCAGGCTATGCCACTGAAACACCCTGGAACAAATCAATAATTGACAGCAATGTGGCATTCATCTATCTCTTAGACAGCCATAAGAATATGGATAATTTTAGATCACTGTTATCTAAGTTTGAAGAATGGTCTAGGATGATTGGTGCTAGGGCAATCACAGCAGGTGACATTGGTATCAATCCAGAAAGAACTAAAACACTATATGAACACTTTGGATTTACTCCTGGTGTTTGGATGAACAAGGAGTTGATCAATGAGTAAGGTCTTTAAGAAAGTTGGCAACGCTATAAGTTCTGTGGTCAAAGGTGTGGTCAAGGCAGTGACCAATGTGGTCAAGGCCGTGGTCAATGTGGTTTCAAGTGTGGTCAATTTTGTCACACAACCATTTATGGGTATGCTGGGTGGTGTTACAGATATGCCATCAGCAGGACAAGAAGCAGAAAGACAACAGGGTGTTCTAGTCCAAACACAGGGCTCAAACATCTCAGTGCCATTGGTCTATGGTTATAGAAAAGTAGGCGGCACAGTGGTGTTTGCTGAAACAGGTTCAACCAATAACAGATATCTCTATGTGGCCTATGTGTTTTCAGAAGGTCTGGTAGAAGGTCTCCGTGAAGTGTTCATTGACGATTGGATGCTGCCTGTGAATCTAACTGCTAATCTAAACGCAGGTCAGGTAGTAGATGTTACCACAGACAGATATGCTGGTCGTGTTAGACTGCAATGGTCACCAGGACAGTATTTTGCAAACCCAAGTCTAAGCCCATTAGGCAATTCAGTAAAGAATGGTATCTTTGCAGAAGCACCTAGTTTTAGATCCACTATGGTATTCAATGGACTGGCAGTATTGTTTGCTCGTTATGAATGGAAAGAGGTCAAGACACAGGCAGATGCTGACAACAATCCATTCTCAGGTAACATTCCACAGGCACAGGTCAGTCTACTAGGCAAGCGTGTGGCTTCACTGTTGGTAGACAGCACAGAAACACAGGCCTATGACACCAATCCTGTGCGTTATTCCACAAACCCAGCAGAAATACTTCTAGACTATCTACGCAATCCTAGATATGGTAAAGGTCTTAAAAATGAAGACATTCACTGGGATTCATGGAAGAAGTCAGCCCGTAAGTGCAATCAAACAGTGACCTATCTCAATACCAATAGTGATATCACTGGACCAATATTGACCTGTAACTATGTGTTGGACACAGGACAGACTTTATTTGCCAACATCAAAACTCTGTTAATGGGCTTTCGTGCTTATATGCCCTATGTGCAGGGCAAGTATAAACTGCGTATTGAAGATGCTGGTAATGAAACAGACATAACATCAGGTGTGGCCACTATTCTAATGACTGCTGTGGCACAGCCTTTTCTCAAAAGCAGTTATGTGGGCAATGTCTGCGATATCGTAGGCAATGTTACCTACACAGGCATAGACAAAGGTGCCAAATACAATGTGGTCTCAGTGAGTTATGTAGACCCAGATCAAAAGTTCTCTGTGCAACAGGTCATATATCCTGAAACAGAACAAGAGCGTCAAATCTACATAGATCGTGATGGTGGCAGAGAAAACAAACTGGATGCCACATTCCCAACGCTGACCAACTATGCAATGGCCAAAGACATGGCTCGTTTGCTGTTCAATAAATCACGCAGACAAGAAACCTGTTCATTGACTATCTCTTCAGAGGGTCTAGAACTAGAGCCAGGTGACAATATTAGGATTCAATCTAATGTTCTAAACTTTGGCACAGATCCTTGGCGTGTGGTTTCATTAAAAGTCAATGACAACATGACTGTGGATAT